AAGCTGGAAGAAGGGGCAAGCAAAGACTATACCGCTAGTGCATCTACAAACACAGTAACGCTTAACTCAGGGGCAGCGGCAGGTGATGTTGTTGAGGTTCTTGAGTATGGTCAGCCTAATTCCATTACTGACCTCTCTGATACGCCTAGTTCATTAGGCACGGCGGGCCAAACTCTTGTGGTCAACAGCGGTGGTACGGCTCTTGAGTTCGGCTCGGTTTCTGGCGGTTCTATGACTGTCTATAACGATCTGAACGGCACAGACGGTACACCTAGCGGTTATACTTATCTAACGAATGCCAGTAGCCCATCAAACGGTGACCTTGCTTTTGTCACGGCAAATAACACAGTTTATGTTCGTGCAGCTTCTGGGTGGCGCAAGATTGCTACGATACAAGAAGCGCCAAGTGCAGTAACAGGTCAGGCAGCTAGTTATCCTAATATTGGGCAAAACGCTACGACTGACATCACACTTTCAACGACTGACCCAGAAGGCTTTGATGTTACGTGGTCTTATGTTGTGGGTGGTAATGGCACTCTATCAGGCAGCAATATCAATAACAGCAATGGCGACACTCTCGCATCTATTGCAGTTCAAACAGCAAATTCTAACAGTGGCGGTACTAATACAATAACCTACCGCATTACCCGCCAAACAACGACTATTGCTGGCGATTTCACTATTACGTTTACGGCGACTGATAGCCAATCAACTGGCACTTCAGACACAGGTGCTATATCCTTTGAGCTTGCTTTTACTATTGCCGATAGCCACCATACGTCATTACTTATGGCGACTGACGGATCGGCTGGTGCTAACTCAACAATTACTGATACACCAGCATCAGGCAACACCGCAAAAACACCTACAGTTGTTGGTGATATTTATGCTGGCACGTTTAGCCCGTATCGACATGGTGGGTATAGTACCTATTTTGATGGGAACGATTATCTAGCTGTCACGAAATCTACTGATTTAGATTTGGATACAAACAACTGGACTATAGAATGCTGGCTTAATTTAACAAACCCATCAGCTACACAAGCAGTTTACAGTTTTGGTTACGAAACACAGACTACTAGAGGGTGTATAATATATTTATACGGCGGAAATTTACATTTCGCTTATTCGACAACTGGAAGCAACAACACCGATACTTCTATGGGCAGTCACGGAATTGTTGCAAATGAATGGACCCATCTTTCTGTCGTTAGAAATGGAAGTACGATTACTGGCTATATAAATGGGGCTGCTCTAGGCACTACGATAAATATTGGTGCCTCTGATATTTATTACCCTAGTTCGGGCAATGTTCGCATAGGAGGAGATGGAACAAATTTCGTAACAGGCTATATATCTGATTTTAGGTTAGTAAATGGAACAGCAATTACACCAGCATCAGGTGGCCCAACTGAGCGCCTTACTGCCGTAACAAATACCAAACTACTTGCTTGCCATCTTCCATACTTTGCAGACAGTTCCTCTAGCTCTCACTCAATCACAACAAGCGGCGACCCTGAGACAAAACCATTTGGCCCGTATGATTACGATGAATATGACGAAAGCATCAACGGCGGGTCGCTATATTTTGATGGGTCTGATTATCTTAGTCTTGGCACAGATAGTGACTTTTTAATAGGAAGCAACGACTACTCAATCGAAGCATGGGTCTATTTTACATCTGCAAGTTTTCCCCAAGGTTGGGTTAATCATCAGAACTCTACAACCTCTGCATCAGCAGGTCAGTTTATTGCGTATTTTTACACAAATAATAGTATTCGTATTACCGACCACACAGCTAACAGACCAGCAGTTGTATGCACATTGCCAGAGACTTTGGTTGCAAACACATGGTATCATGTTTCAATGAATCGTTACGACTCCAATACATCATTTAAAGTTTATTTAAATGGCGTTGAAGCAACAAATTACACAACAAGTAATGGCGATGGTAGATTTACAAACTATAGCAGTCAAGGAACAGTGACGGTTGGCGTTAACGCTACACCAATTTGGTTTACGGGTTATATGGCTGATTTTAGATGGCTTGTAGGTTCTAGCGCATACACAACTGATGGAACACCGCCTACTTCGCCACTTTCAGCTATAACTAATACTAAGCTGCTCCTGAAAGGCACAGACGCTCACGTTATTGATAAGTCTCAGGGGAATAATCTGAAGTTGTTTGGAACAACAGCGGCGGTAACAAGTTCAAGCAGCCCAACCCCACCTAATAACACCACTATATCATCACAAAACTCAATCTTTTTTGATGGTAATTCTGACTACATCACACTCGCTGATAATGAATTATATGGCTGGGGAACAGGAAGTTGGACGTTTGAGGTTTGGCTGTACATAACTAAAACGGGTGGTTTCAACGCCATCTTTGATACACGGGTGGGTACAGGCACAGAAACAGGCTCTTTTGGTTTGGGGGTGCATACCACTGGTCGGGTTCAAATGTTTTCAAGCCCATCGGCATTTTATTACCCAACAGATACATTAAGTTTTAATACGTGGCAGCATCTAGCAATTGTGAAAGATGCAGACACAAGCACAACCACAATGTATTTTAATGGTACGGCTGCATCTACAACCTACTCTGACACAAGAAATTATGGGGCAAGTCAGCCCGTTCAAATAGGTAAAGACGATACAACCTCAAATTACTTTGGTGGGTACATGCAAGACCTTAGAATAACTAAGGGTAAAGCTCGCTACACCAGCAACTTCACTGTCCCATCTGCACCACTGAAAGGCTAACTCATGTTAGGATTTCACCCATTAGCCGCCGCCCCGTTAGGTGGACTCGCTGGTGGTAACGCTATTACTTTATCTGTTGATGCTGGTAGTTTTACTCAGACAGGTCAGACTGTTGGTTTAAATAAGGCTATTAAACTATCCGTTGATGTTGGTAGCTTCTCTGTAAACGGTCAGACGGTAGGTTTATTTAAAGCGCTCACAAGAACGGCTGACAGTGACAGTTTTACCCTTACGGGGCAAGACGTAGATTTAACCAAAGCCCTTAATGTCGATATTGATAGTGGCAGCTTTAGTCTGAGTGGGCAAGATGCTACTTTAAACCATTTTGTAATTGGTCAAATTACAGAGTCCACTGCAGTCACTGCCTCTGTAGCGGGTAGGCTTGCTGTTGATGGCGATATTACCGAAAACATTGCAGTTACTGCATCTGCCGCTAGTAGGCTTGCTGTTGATGGCGATATTACTGAGTCAATAGCAATAACTGCTACTGCACAAGCAATAGGTGACATAGCATTTGTAGCTGATGCGGGGGCATTTAGCCTTTCTGGACAAGATGTTGTTTTAAGTGCGGGTAGCACTCTTGAAGTAAGCTCTGGTTCATTTACTACAACTGGAAATGCTGTTGACCTTTTCAGAGCAATTACAATGCCAGCGACATCTGGCACCTTTACTGTCAGTTTACAGGGCGCAGCTAAACTTATTACTGAAGTAACGCCTAATGGTAACTTCTCTCTTAGCGGTCAAGATGTTGGTTTTTATCTTGGTCAGTCTTTTGAATTAAATAATGGCAGCTTTAATTTAAGTGGTCAAAACGTAACATTTAATAAAGCACAAAACATTGAAGCGGTTAATGGCTCCTTTACCCTTAACAGCCAAGAAGTAAATTTAAACGTAAGTAAAAATGTCAGTGTTGCATCAGGATCATTTAGTCTTAGTGGTCAAAATATAAATACAAATAGAGGTTATAGTTTAGCGGCTTCAGATGGCAGTTTTAGTCTGAGTGGTCAAACTGTAAACTTAAAGAAATCAGTTAAAATTATTGCAAACAACGGAAGCTTTAATGTTTCTGGACAAGTTATAGATTTAATTAAGAGCCTTAATGTATCAGCGGTTAATGGAAGTTTTGTTTTAAATGGCCAGTCTGTTAATCTAGCGCGTGGCAAGCTTTTTGACATTGATAACGGTACATTCACTGTTTCTGGGCAAGATATTACCCTTCAAAAAGCGCCCAAGTTACAAGTTACATCAGGAACATTTACTTTAAGCTTGCAAGGCGCAGCTAAACTAATAACGGAAGTTACGCCTAACGGAAGCTTTGCAGTTACAGGTCAAGACGCGACCTTTGTAAAACAAATTAACATCTCGGCAGAAAGCAACAGCTTTATATTAACTGGTCGTGATGCAACACTTATTAAAGATGTAAAAGTTGCGCTTGATAGCGGATCATTCAATAGCACAGGTCAATCAGTAAATTTAATTAAGGATGTTAAGCTTGAGGCTGGTGCAGGAAGCTTTACAGCTTCTGAGCAAGATGTTGGTCTTAAAGTTGCAAAAGTATTAAGTGCTTCAAGTGGTAGTTTTGTAGTCTCTGGTCAAACAATAGATTTTAATAAAGCTCTCAAGGTTGCTCTTGGCACTGGATCATTTTCTATAAGCGGTCAAGAGCTAGATTTTGGTATTGGTAAAAACTTTGAAGCTGGTTCTTTTGTCTTATCAGGTCAAGCCGTCAATTTAAATAAATCGCCAATCTTATCAGTAGATAGTGGAATAATATCTGTTGAAGGCAAAGATGTAGATTTAGTTAGAACGTCTAACCTTTCTGTAGAAAGTGGTAGCTTCAGTATCAGCGGTCAAGAGCTTGACTTTGATATTAGCGAGGGTTTTGAAGCTGGCTCCTTTATACTTACAGGACAGGCGGTAAACTTTAACAAAGCTCCTTCTTTAAGCCTTGATGAAGGCGATTTCTCTGTTTCTGGTCAAGACATTGCACTTCTTAAAGATGTAAAAATATCTATTGATAGTGGCAGCTTCTCCGCAACTGGAAAAGAAATAGACTTTGGTATTAGTGAAAGTTTTGAGCGTGGTACGTTCGCGCTTGATGGTCAAGCGATTGACTTATTTAAAACTGTTAAGATACTTGGCAATGAAGGTTCGTTTAGCTTAGTTGGTCAAGATGTAAGCCTTCCAAGGGCGAGAGAAATTTCTCTTGATGCAGGTAACTTTACACTTACTGGTCAAGATATAACCAAAGACATAACTGAAGTTATTGATGCTGGTAGCTTTACTTTAACAGGGCAAAATGTCCTTATTATAAGCCCACTAAGAATTACGTTAGAAGTAAATCAATTTAATATAAGCCTTTCAGAAGTCAATTTGATTGCAGACGTAGCTAGAGTAAGGTCTGAAGATCAAAACTACATCAGAGTATTTACAGTTGCCAATGAAAATAATGTCGTATCGCTTAACCCTTCTTCTAACAGTGTTAAATTAGAGGCTGCATAATGCCCTTTTACTTAAAACAAAACGACACTGCTCCTTCTATAAGAGCCACACTCAAAGATGGTAGTGGTAATGTAATAGATCTTACAGGGGCCAGTGTAAATTTTCACATGAAAGACCTGAATGGTACAATTAAAATTGATGCCTCTGCAGTTGTAATTGACCCTGCTACAAGCGGAATAGTTCAATACAACTGGACCAGTTCCAACACAGATACTGCGGGGCCTTATTCTGCAGAGTTTGAAGTTACTTACTCAGATGGCAGTGTAGAAAGTTTTCCCAATGATGGGAACATTGGAATACTTATCACTAAAGAGTTAAACTGATGACCACTTGGGGTCGCCACCTTTATGAGCATGATCCACTGGCTATCGCTAAAGGTGAGGTGAATGATTATCAAGTTAGAAATATAGCTGGTTATCAGGAAAGCGTATCAACAACTTTTATACCCACTTGGGCATATGCTACAGTTTATACTTATCCTACCTCTGCTGTAACAATGGATGTAGCAAGTACAGATACAGTAAATGACAATGGGTATATTGTGCGGATTGTGGGGCTGGATGCAGATTATAAGATTATATCTGAAGACGTTACTATACCAGCCACAACAACAAAATCTTTTTATAGAATTAATGACGTATTGTTTTTCAACACTGATGGCAATCAAGGTTTAATTACAGTGTCCAATGGTGGGACAGTTTACGCAGCCATAAGAGCGGGTGATGGTAAAAACCAAGCTAGTTTTTTCACTGTACCAGCAGGATATAGTTTTTACCTTTATCGTATAGATGCCTTTTCCAATGACACTACCTCTGGTAAAACTGGCCTGTTTAGGAATGTCTATGTAAATAACTTAGGTCATTTTTTCACAGTGTCTAGGACAACCTTTTCTAACACTATGAATATCGTACATTCACTGCCCCTTAAATATTTCGAGAAAACTGATGTGCAATTTCAAGTTAGAACGGGCCAAGGTACACATGAAATGAATATTTATGCTGAAGGTGTATTAGCTAAGAATATAGTTAGGGGTGAACCGTAATGCCCTATTCTCGTAACTCAGAGCTTCCAAAAGCAGTTAGGCAAACCGTGCCAGAGGAAAAACAAACACAGTTTCGTCGTGTCTTCAACTCAGTTTATGCAGATACCAAGAGTGATCAAAGAGCTTTTTCTGCCGCTTGGTCTGCAGTAGAGAAAAGACAGATGGATGAAGATTTGTTCACTAACCCTGCAGAAGCTCGCACAAGAGCGAGGATGATGGGAATTGGTGAAGATATCCACACACACTTTATGAACGGTCAGGCTTACTACATGCCAGCGGCTACGCATGAAGCATATATGGAATACTACAATCAGATTGGTGATATAGATGATAAGGAAGAGCCTGATGATTTACTTTCTAGGGTCTTGACCGCTATCATTCAAGAGATCACCAAGGTTGATATGTCTACGCTGGAAAGTAAGGCAAGCGACCACAATAAAAAACATGGGGGTAAAGGTAAGGTAACTGCTTCTACCTTACGTCAGGTTTACGACAGGGGTATTGGCGCATACAAGACAAACCCGTCTTCTGTAAGACCTAATGTGTCCTCTAAAGAACAATGGGCTATGGCGCGTGTCAACAACTTCTTACGTACTATTCGCACTGGTCGTTTCCGTAGCGGTAAACACGATACTGATTTACTCCCTACTAAACACCCCCTGTCAACAAGAAAGAATGACGTGTGGGATGAGAGTGAACTGCCTACCGAAGCAGCCATCAATAAAGCAGACAAACCTTTAAACAAACCGTTTAGGCTTCCCTCTGGATCAAGCAAGAAGTTTGGGGTTTATGTTAAAGATGGTGACAAAACCAAGAAAGTAACTTTTGGTGATCCTAATATGGAGATTCGCCGTGATGATCCCAAAGCCAGAGCCAACTTTCGTAGTCGTCATTCGTGCGATACTGCAACTGATAAGACAACTGCGAGATATTGGTCTTGTCGTATGTGGGAGAAAGGAGCCACAGTGAGTGACTTAACTAAAACAGAGATCGAAGGGAAGATCCTCAAGACAGACGAAGAACAACGTATTGTCTATGGATGGGCTTCCGTTATCACTGAGGGGGGTGAACGAGTAGTTGACCGTCAAGGTGATGTAATCGAAGCCGACACACTTGTTAAAGCCGTGAATGATTTCATGGAACATATTCGTGTCGGTAAAACAATGCACACAGGTAAAATGACAGGGCGTGTAATTCACTCTCTGCCTATCACTAAGGAAATTGGTGAAAGCCTTGGCATACAGAGTGACCGTGAAGGATGGGTTGTGGCTTACAAAGTCTACGACGATGATGTCTGGGATAAGGTCAAATCTGGTGAACTTGCGGCCTTCAGTATCGGTGGTCGTGCAATCAAGGAGAAACTTGAAGATGAATCTTCTTAAGCAACTTGAGCTTGACGAACTATCTTTGGTTGACCGTCCTGCAAATGCGTCTGCCAAAGTTGCACTTTTCAAGCGTGATTCCGAAGAGGAAAATATGGAAAAAGCATATAAAATGAGCGATGCCGAAATGGAGGAAATGGACAAAGTGTCTGATGACCTCAAGGCTAAACTTCGTGGCTACATGGGAAAAGGTTATACCTTCCCAGAAGCCAAGAAAATGATGGATGACGACATGAAGAAAGCTGATGAGGATATTTCCTTGGAAGCTGAACTCATGGAACTCAAAGAGGAAAACGAGAACCTACGCAAACAGCTAGGTGAAGTCGTTGAGAAAAAAGAAGAGGTCGTAGAGACGATTGAGGTTAATGGAGAGGTGGTAGTAAAGGCTGACATTCCAGAGCCTGTCTTGAAAGCTCTTGAGGAAGCTAAGGTCGAAAAGCAGATGATCGAACTGCGTAAAAGAGCCGAAGCGGAATTACCACACTTTGACGTTGAAGTGGCTATGTCGTTGCTCAATGTTATCAAGGGTGATGCAAAAGTCCTAGAGGCACTTAAAGGCGCAGATGCTGCTTTTGCTGCTGCTATGGACGAAGTGGGAGAAAAATCTGTCGAGGCCGACATGACTGACCCACAATCTAAACTAGACAAGATGGTAGATGCCTATGCCGAAGAGCATAAGGTCAACAAATACGCTGCTTTTGATGCCATCTCTAAAACAGCAGAGGGTAAATCCCTTATCGCTAAAACTTATGAAATTGGAGAATAATCATGGCTGTACAAGAATCGCGTGATACACGTACATTCATTGCTGGCGAAGATCTATCATCTTCTCAGTTTAAATTCGTAACGCTAGAATCAGACGGACAAGTTGATCTTGCCGATTCTGCAGGTGAAAACTGCATTGGTGTAGTTATCAATGATCCTGCATCTGGTGGGGAAGCAACTGTTGTCGTATCTGGTAAGACAATGGTACAAGCTGGTGGCACAATCGCTGCTGGTGCTTCTGTAGCCACTGCTGCCGATGGGCAAGCTGTAACTGCCTCAGCGGGCAACATTGTAATGGGTTATGCTTTGGAAGCAGGTGTTGACGGTCAAACTATCGCCGTTGAACTGATCCAAGGTGGTAACGCTGCTGCGTAACCTGTAAATAGGAAGGAATAACAACAATGCCTATGCTAACCGCCTCACAGGTACATATTGATCAGCCGTTAACAAATCTGACAGTAGCGTACCTACAATCACAAGACAACTTTATCGCTGATAAGGTTTTCCCAAACGTACCTGTTGATAAAAAGACCAACAAGTATTACATCTATGACCGCGAGAACTTCTTCCGTAGTGAAGTCCAGCCTCGCGCTCCACGCACTCGTTCACAGCGCGTTGGTATGTCAATCTCAAATGCAACGTACACTTGTGACGTGCGGTCTTTGTCTACAGACTTTGACTTTGAGACACTGGCAAATGCTGACACTGCTTTGGATATTCGTCGCGGTGCATCAGAAATGCTCACACACAATCTCTTGATTGACCGTGAAAAGCGTTTCATGTCTACGTTCTTTGGAGCGGGTATCTGGACGACTGAGTACACTGGTGTTGCTAATGCTGACAACGATACTGCAGCAGAAGTCACACAGTGGGATGACTACACAAACTCAACTCCAATCGTTGACGTAACGAATGCTCGCCGTGCGATGCAGGTTGCTTCTGGTGGCTTTAAGCCAAACAAAATGGTTGTTACCCGTGATGTCCACGACACACTGATCAACCACCCAGACATCCTTGCACGTCTTAACGGTGGCGCAACTGTGACCAACACGGCAATCATCACTCAAGGCAAACTGGCTGAGATCTTTGAGATTGCTGAGTATCACATCGTTGACGCGATTGAGAACACTGCAAAAGAGGGTCTTACTGAGTCTCTCGAATTTGTAGCAACCAAGAAAGCTGCTCTCTACTATGCGCCACAGTCTGCAGGATTGATGGTTCCATCAGCAGGGTACAACTTCACATGGAACGAACTGGATAACGCATCTGGTTACGGTATCGACATTCGTTCTTACACAGGTGACTTCCTGCGTGTTGAAGGTGTTGCAGAGCTTCTTGAAGCTAACATGGCTTACGACCAAAAGGTTGTAGGTGCAGACCTTGGTGTGTTCTTTAACACCATCTTGTCATAAGGAGTTAGGTGATGACCCGACCGCCTTTCCAATATGATAAGCCAGTCTTCGTGCGTAATCCTAATGGATTGCTGATGAATGGTAAGCGTTATGCTAAAGGTGATCTCGTTCCTTGGAAGGAGCGGGGTCTCCCGAAGGCCAACATTGAACGTATGTACAATGAGCTTCACCTTCATCATAATGAAGAGCTAGAGGTTACACTAAAGCCTTCTGTCGGTGACGGTCTTACTGATCTTGATGCAGAGCAACTTGAAATCCTTGTTAAGACAATCAACGAGAGGGTAAAGGCCAAGACCTCTAATGAAGCTGAATACGACAGAAAGAAATGTCGTGTATCTAAAATCAAAGATAAACAAATTGGCTTCATTCGCTCTTGGCGTGGAAGACATGGTGACTTAGAGGCAGATTAATGGCTTGGACTTATGACGAAACCGATCTTGTAACTACAAGTGCTTCTGGTAGGGTAAATGTGGTTCGCCTGTTGATTGGTGATACAGATAATAACGACCAATTAATCCAAAACGAAGAGATCATTTTCGCATTAGCTCAGTCCAATAATAATGTCTACTTTGCGGGATCTTGGGCAGCAGGTACAATCGCTGCTAAATTCGCTCGTAGGGTAACTACAAAAATAGATGGGGCCTTATCATCGAACTACAGTGATTTGGCTAAACAGTATAAGGCCCTGTCTGCAGACCTTCGTGAACAAGGTCAGAAATATTCTATGACATCTGCAAGTCTACGTGCTGGTGGTATATCTAACGCAGTTATAAAAACTAACCGTAGATTAACTGATAGGCCTGATTCTAGCTTTGCTAAGGGTCAGTTTGATAACCCACCAACTGATGAACAGTATATCAGGGATTATGAATAATGTCGTTTCGGTCTTACGACCTTCTGAAACTTGTAGATGAACACGGGGAGACCTTAACTCTCCGTAAGTATTCCTATGGTGCCTACAACCCCCAGACCTCAGCTTTGGCATCATCAAGCAGTACGGATTACACATTTACTGGTTACTTCTATAACTATAGTCTTGGGGTAATTGATCCTGAGAATATAAACAGAGGTATACGTAAATGCGTGATCCCTGCTTTGGGGTTGACTGTCGCTCCTGATACTGAGGACGAGATTATAGGTAATGGGAACAAGGTCCATATCAATAACGTCCTTACTATGTTCTCTGGTGGTACTGCTCTCTGCTATATTTGTGATGTAAGCGAATGATTAAATCCTCTGTCAAAATTGATGAAGCGGCTATAGCTAGAAAAATAGAAGCTGCTAAAACAAGTATTTTAGAAGAAGTAAAGAATGAATTTGCGGCGATTGCATGGGACGCAACTAGGTTCTCCCCTGTATATACTGGCGCTTTTGTTACGTCTTGGTCATTTGAGACAGGTAAGTCAGGTAGGCCAAGGGGTAAAAGTTCTCTCAATAAACCTGAAGCCACTGATAAAGAGGGTATGAGAAAAGAAGGCCTTCAAAATCTTCTGTCTGATATAGATAAAATCCCTGACTTAGAAAGCACAAAAGTGGCTGTACTTCGTAATGGCGCACCTCACGCAGAGTATGTTGACTCTGGAGATAGTAAACAGGTAGGTCATATTATAAAGGGTAAATTAATAAGGCTTCACGGATGAGTAGCATATTTGTTGACATAAGACGTGGACTAGAATACGAACTCTCTCAGGTTACTGATATTCCCTCTATAGCCTACGAGAACGTATCTTTTGATCCTACAACGGGAACCTCTTGGGTGAGACCTACCTTCATTCCTACTTCCCGTAGGCCAGCAGTTAGAGGCACAAGCCCACAACAACTCTACACAGGGATATTTAGGGTTGACTGCTTTGTGGCAGAGGGTAGTGGACCTTTAGCTGGTGACAATCTAGCAAACAGTATAATCGAGGCTTTTGAAGCTACCACAGATATCACATTCAATTCAAAGACGATATCTATAGATTATGCAGAAAGAGAGGAAGGTAGGCTATCCTCTCCTTGGTACTTCATTCCAGTCACTATTGGCTGGTATACATATAATTAGGAGAAACTAAATGGCTTTCGCACAAGGCTCTCGTTCTAGTCTGTCGTTCAAAGAAGAAACGACTTTTGGTACGACACCAGCAGGTAACTTTCAGAACCTGCCTTTCACCTCTCATTCACTCAACCTTACGAAAGATCGTGTAGCTGGTACAGACATCCAAGCTGACCGTATGCCTCGCGTTGACCGTCATGGTAACAAGGTCGTGGGTGGGGATATTGTAGCAGACCTACGTCACGCTGAATTTGACGTTCTTATGCAGTCTGCCCTTATGTCAGATAATGACTTCGCTACAGGCTTTACTGCTGGAGATGGGTCTACAACCGTAACTAACGCAGCTATCGTGGGTACTACACCTACTTTCTTGTCAATTGAGGATTACTCAGCAGACATAGACCAAGCACGTTTATTCACAGGTTGTGCAGTAAACACAATGGCAGTCTCTATGGCCCCTAACCAGATGGTAACAGCTACTTTTGGTATGGTTGGTAAGACGATGACCATTGGTGCTACACAGAAGACACAAGATGCCTCTGCTGGTAACGAGCCATTTGATTCTTACTCAGGTGACATTAAACTTGGCAACAAGGGTACACTTGGTTCAGCGTTGACGCTTATCACCGCTCTTGATTTTACTGTTACAAACAACTTTGCGCCAACTCTGGTTATTGGTGAAGATACACCATCATCCCTTGAGTTTGGTACGGTATCTGTTGAAGGTACGGTTTCAGCATATTTTGAAGATGCAACATTGCTCAACCGCTTCTTAAACGAGACAGAATCGGCGCTTGAGGTTTCTGTGGGGGAAGGGTCAAACACGCTGACATTTCTGTTCCCACGCATCAAGGTAAACTCTGCTGACGTAGGGGTAGATGGTCCAACATCACGTATTATCAACATGTCTTTTGTTGGTCTACGTACTGATGAGGATCTTAGCTCTTCAACAACGAATGCAAATACCATTCTTCAAATTACGAAGTCTGGTGCATAAGAATCCTAGCTAGGATGAGGGGGGTGGTTGTCGGGTGCTGCTCCCCTCGCTTTAAAACCCGACTAGCCCGAAAGGAAACCCAATGGACTTGAAAGACCTGACACCGACAAGTGACACTGTGGATGTGAACATTGTGCATCCTACGACACTAGAACCATTACTGAATGATAATTCAGACCCAATGGTAATTACTATGTATGCTCCACATTCTAAGGAGTATAAGGCTGCAATACATGAACAGACAAACAAGCGTCTAAAACAAGCGCAGTCAAAGAAGAAGGTAGATTTAACTGCTGAAGATATAGAAGACGCCACTCTTGATTTATTTGCCAAGACAACAAAATCTTGGAATATCACATACGATGGTAAAGAACCAGATTTCTCTGTGAGTAAAGCAAAAGAGATTTATAGCGAAGTCTTCTGGATTAGAGACCAGATTGACGAAGCGGTGAGTAACTCTTTAAATTTCAAGAAGGCTTGATTGAAGAGCTTCTCGACTTTGCAGAACATGAGTTCTCCATCAGTAAGCCCGACAAAAGCGGGATATCAGAACGTGAACACTTAGAACAAGTAGAAAGGCAGACTGGACGTAGACCAAAGGGATTGGATGGACCTGATTTTCCCACTTTGTTGTCTCACATCTGGTCTGCCTTTGTTGCATTAAGCAGTGGCAGAACTATGGGCTTCTCTGGCCCTAACCCGATTACCTACGATCAAATAAAAGCATGGAAGGAACTTACGAATACACCCTTGTCTTCTTGGGAAGTAGAGGCAATAAAACGTGTGGACGTAATTTACATGGGTAGTTTTAATGGCTGATCTTGCAGATATTCGCATAGGTATTGATGTTGAAACAGGGGATGTCGCTAGGGCTGTACAAATGTTTGAGTCCTTCAAGCGCAAAACTGCCCAATTAAAGTTGGAATTAAATAAGGGTAATATAACTCAAAAAGCATATAATCGCTCTATTCAGCAAATGGGAGCGCAGCTTGGTAAAGTAACAGGCAATACCAATCAAGCTAAAAGCGCCATGATGAAGTATAGGCTTGCGATAGAAAATGCAACTGATCAACAACTTAAGTTTACTACAGCTTCTGGTAAAGGTATGCGTAGGATGGAGATCCTCGCACAACAAGCTGGTTATCAAATCGGTGACTTGGCTGTACAAATTCAGTCTGGTACTAACGCTGCTGTTGCTCTAGGTCAACAAGGCTCACAGTTGCTAGGCTTTTTTGGTCCTACAGGAGCTATTGCTGGTGCTGTTTTAGCTATCGGTACTGGTTTAATTGCTCCGTTCCTAAAAGCTAAAGATGCAATTAAGGACACTACAAAAGAAATTGAATCTTTACGGTTACAAATCGACCTAATTAAGTTTGGTTTCAAAGATGAAAAGTCCTTTCAACTTACTATAGACATAGAAACAGCAAGGAAAAATATAGACGAGTTTAAAGCCAACATTTCAAAATTAAAGTTGGTCCCAAGCGATACTTCCGCTGTTCAAGTGGTGGAGTATTTAAAAGCCATAAAATATCAAGAGGGTCTTATAAAATCCGCTATGGATGAGCTTAAAGTAAGAGCTAATCTTACGACAGAGTATATGATCCAAGAAGATAAACTCAAAAGACTTGAATCTTCACATAACGATTTAACCTCTGCTGCTAACGCTTACTCTAAGGCTAACGAGGAAATTTCAGAAGAAAGGGCTAAAGAACTTGACCTACTATCAAAAATAGCTAATACAAACCCTAGAATAAAAAAAGAGCAAGATGCCTTAGTTTCTGCTGCTAAGGCTTACTCTTTAATTAATGGTCAAATACTACAAGAAAAAGTTAAAGAACTTGAGTTATTATCAAGGATAGCTAATACAAATCCTAAGATAAGAAAAGAGCAAGATGCCTTAGTTTCTGCTGCTAAGGCTTACTCTTTAATTAATGGTCAAATATTATTAGAGAAGGCTGAGGAGATTGAGTTATACGCGAGGCAATTTGCTAAACAAGACACAATAAATGAACTATTACATTATGAGGTAAAGTATGGTAAAGACAGCGCAGAATATAAAAAACTACAAAATAGTTTACAGGATGAGCAATTAAAAAAAGAAATTGAATTATTAAAACTAAGTGATACTCAGGAAAAGGCATTGGTGTCACTAGTAAATGAGCAACGAAAGCTACTTGATCAATTAGATGAAGAAGAAGAAAAAAGAAAAAGGATAGCTAACTTAATAATATCCCCCTCTCTTGCAGCTAAAGGGGCTGGTTATGCGGCTTTAAGTGATGAATTGGCATTAAGGCAAGCCACAGGTTTGGGTGTAGTAGAGGACAAGACGGATAAAAAGACTAAAGCTAAAGAATCTATGGCTTCCATAATAAAAAGCATGGAAGAACAAGCTAATCTTCAAAGACAATTAGTAGGCTTATCTGATCAAGAAGCTGATTACTTACAGATACTATATAACCTAAAAGAACAAAATAAAACTGCCTCTGGAAAAATGACTGAGGCTCAACTTAAACAAGCAGCAAAAAGAATAGCCGCCATAAATGCAGAAACAGCCGCTTTAGAGGCGCAAGAACAGAGGCTACAAGGTATAGCTGATACTTTAGCAAACGAATTTGAAAATTCTTTCATGTCTATGATAGATGGGACAAAGAGCGTAGATGATGCCTTTAGGGATATGTCAAGGAACATAATTAGTTATCTCTACAGAGTCCTTGTGCTGCAGCAAATGATAAGAGGGTTTGGGACAATTCTTGGTGGATCAGGTAATCCAATTCTGTCTGCTATAGGTGGAGCTTTAAGTAACTATTCTATGGATGGTGGTGGTTACACAGGTAGTGGGCCTCGCTCTGGTGGATTAGATGGCAAGGGCGGCTTTATGGCTATGTTGCACCCTAATGAAACTGTTATAGACCACACTAAGGGTCAGTCTGCAGGGGGTGTTACTGTCGTACAGAACATCAATATTTCCACTGGTGTACAACAAACAGTTCGTAATGAGATAAGAACTTTGATGCCACAGATAGCAGAAAGTGCTAAGGCTGCTGTAGCTGACGCTAAACGTCGAGGGGGTTCATATGGAAGGAACTTTGCATAATGGCTATTACTTACCCACTAGCATTACCTACACATACGGGTATAGCCTCTATTGAGTTACATGCCGTTAACGCTGTAGCTTACAGCCAATCCCCATTTACATTTAAAGGTCAAGCACATGCTTACTCTGGTGAGATGTGGACCGCTGATGTATCACTACCACCTATGAAACGTGATAACGCAGAGCGCTGGATAGCTTTTCTGATGAGTCTAAGGGGTCAATATGGTACTTTCCTACTAGGTGATCCTAATGGGACGTCTGTAATTGATGATGCTAGTTCTCTTACTATAACTGGTAACACTGGTGCAAGGGTTGTTAGCGCCAATGTTCCATCTGGGCAAACAATTAAGGCTGGTGATTACTTTTCTTTAGGCACTGATAATAATCAAAGATTATACAAAGTCTTGAGTGATTACACAGGCACAGGCTCCTTGCAATCTAATGTACTAGATATATGGCCAGCCTTACGTGCTAGTGCATCATTGGAATCAGCAGACCTAACAACGCCACAAGGTCGTTTTAGACTAGCGTCTAGCGATACTAGCTGGTCAATCAATGACGCTAGTTTCTATGGTTTAACATTTGGAGCAATAGAGGCGTTATGACAAGAGCAGTCCCAACAGCATTGCTTAATGCGTTACACGAAGGTGGAGATCAAGATAATCCACTTACAGACATAGAAGTATTTTATGCTGTTGATTTAGCATTTGATAGCGGCAATTTGCGTTTGTGGACAGGTTATGGTGATAAAACAATTAATAACCAAACTTATGTCGGCACTGGTAGTTTGTTGGCTATAGATGGCTTGGAAGAAGCGTCTGATCTATCGGCTAAAGGAACTACGTTAACTTTAAGTGGTTTGGATACTTCAATTGTCTCATACGCATTAACAGAAGAATATCAGGGTAGGCTAGTAACAATTTATTGGGGGGTTGGCACAGAAACTGTTGAAGTCTTTAGTGGCTTTATGGACAAAATGGTAATTGAGGACTCTGGCGAAACGGCAACAGTCAGCCTGTCCGTAGAAAGTCGTCTAATTACATTAGAGCGCGCAAGAGTGCGCCGCTATACAAGCGAAAGTCACGCTGCAGTCAGGTTAAGAAAATGGTTAGATAACGGAAATACTGGAACGCCAGCCGTTGATACTTTTTTTGATTGGGTGACTAAACTGCAAGATAAACAAATAGTTTGGGGGCGTGCTGTTAAAGATGGTGAATCCTAATTTAGACGCACTGAATGAATATATACGCGAGGTTCGTAATGTTCCGTTCCAATGGCACGTAAACGATTGTTTCATATTTACCAATAATGCTTTCCGCGCCATGTACGGTGAAGGTTGGGCAGATGATTGGGTAGGTAAATACACTGAAAACGGGCTGTACCTAAAGCGTGACGAATTGCGCAAAGTATTTCAAGCAAAGACGTTAGATGAAGCGATAGACCGCAAGTTGAAGCGTGTTGACCGAATACCGCCGAAGGGTGCGTTAGTCACGACTGACAGAGTTCGCAGATGGGTTATTGGCGAAGCTATGGGCATAGCAATCGGCACAAAGGCTATCTTTGTAGGGGAAAAAGGTATAATTTCTACGCAGATAGACTTCATCACGAACGCATGGGTTAAGGTATGAAATATAAGCTAGGCGACATAACGGTTAAATACTGGAATGACTGGGATCGTGTTCCGCGTGATCCGTTTATTCTTTTCGGCGGGAACATCCTTGCGGCACCTACCATTGCACAGGTATTTATTGCTAAAGTTATTGGCTATATTGCAGTTTCGCTTGTTACTTCTTGGGCGCTTTCGGCATTAGCGCCTAAAGATAAGGGAGAATACGGATTACTTGCTAATGCTCGCGATGCGATTGCACCACAGCAAATTGTATATGGTGAAGTGCGAAAAGGTGGAATTATAACATACATCGAAAGCACAGGTAATAAAAACAAATATTTGCACCAAATCATTGTACTTGCTGGGCATGAGGTCAATAGCATTGGTGACATTTACATTAATGATGAGGTAGTTACACTCAATAGTTCTCAAGACCCCGATCTTGATGGTGTTGTAACTGATGCCAAATGGGGCAGCAAAATACTGATAAAAAAGTTTACTGGCGCAGACAATCAAAATGTTTACAACACATTAAGTGCAATCTCTAACGGACCAGAGTGGCAGGTCGATGGGTCAGCCCCTAGTAACAGTGAAGATTCTAACTTTAAAGGCGAAGGGATAGCCTGTTTATATGTTCGTATGCAGTATGATAAAAATGTATTTGCAGAGGGCATCCCCTCGTTTACAGCAAAGGTGCAAGGTAAAAAAGTTTATGATCCTCGCACGTCTACAACAGGGTATTCTGCAAATGCCGCATTGTGCATTCGTGATTATCTTGTATCGTCTTATGGCTTAGATAATACTGGAGATACTAACGATACTGTATTCCAAGTAGCGGCAAATACGTGTGATGAAACCGTAACTCTTGCATCTTCTGGAACAGAAAAACGCTATGAAATGAATGGCGTAATTTCTCTTAATAGAACTCCATCTAATATTCTAGCAGACATGATGACGTCTTGTGCTGGCACATTGTTCTGGGGGCAAGGTAAATGGCATTTGAAGGTTGGGGATTATACTTCCCCTGTAAAAACATTTACTTTAGATGACCTGCGTAGCTCAATTAATATAGACACAAAGCATAGTCGGCGTGACAATTTTAATATTGTGCGAGGCACGTTTAACGATGCAAGTCAAGACTTTATTACTGCTGACTATCCAGAAATCAGATCATCAACATTTATATCAAATGATAATGGTGTTGAAAATGAATTAGACTTAGAACTGCCGTTTACTACATCATCAGCAATGGCACAACGATTAGCCAAAATGACGTTGTTTCGTGCGCGAGAAGAAATGACTGTTGTTGCTGATTTTGGTTTGTCTGCATTTGAAGTAGAATGTGGAGATATTATTGCACTTACTATTGATCGTTATGGCTGGTCAGCTAAGGAATTTGAAGTTGTCGGCTGGAAGTTTAAAAATGACGGTGATGCTGGAGATTTGCGAGTTACATTAAACCTGCGTGAAACCTCATCATCAGCATTTAGTTGGTCGGCAGAAGAGCAAGAAATAACTAGCAATGATAGCACATTGCCGACCGCATCTGAAAGCATAACACCATCCTCTATTAGTGTAACTGATACTGGCGTAGTGCAAACTGATGGTACATTTGTTGCACAAATAAAAGTAGCTTGGACGGCTGGCCTAAATGAATTTATTGAAAGCCATGAAGTTCAGTGGAAGTTAGCTGGTGCATCTGATTATGCGGCGACAGAAATTGAGGCTGACGAAAACAGTATTATTCTAGGGCCAGTGGAGTCTGGGAAACAGTATAATATTCGGGTTAGAAGTAGGTTATCGTCTGGCAGAATAAGTTCTTGGGTTTCCGCATCACCGCACACAGTAGGTGGAGACACAATTGCTCCATCGCCAGCTACAGGATTAAGTGCAACTGGTGGTGTTCAAAGCGTTACTTTAGATTGGACTGCACCTACTACGCAAGTTGGTGGCGGGACTTTATATGATTTAAAAGGCTATTACGTTTACCGAAACACTAGCAATAGCCAACCAGCATTACCAATTGCTTTTGTTTCTGCTGACAAATATGTCGATGGTGGATTATCAAACAATACGACATATTATTATTGGGTTGAGTCTGTTGACTTCTCAGGAAATCCAAGCACGTCAGTTGCCAGCGATTCGGTTACAACAAATCCAGAGTTGGTTAATGGTACTAATGGTACTAATGGGACAAATGGAGCAGACGGAGCAGACGGAGCAGACGGAGCAGACGGAGCAGACGGAGCAGACGGAGCAACTGGTGATACTGTAGTTACTGGAAAAGTTTACTATCAAACTTTGCAAGCCTTATCACCTACCACGCCAAGCGCAACAAGCTATAGCGTTTCAAGTGCGTCTTTTACTGGACTTAGCTCTGGATGGTCATTAACTCAGCCAGCGGTAGATATAACTGACACAAGCGTTTATGAGTGGTCATCTGACTTTACTGTAACTATTGATGGTAGCACATCTGCGCAAACTCTTGTGTTTACAAGCCCAGCGAGTGCAATACAAGTTACTACTGACTTACAGTCTGACAATTATGTTGCTGGAACTTCTGGCTGGTCTATTGAGCGCGACACTGGCAATGCTGAATTTCAGAATGCTACTATTCGCGGCACATTGAATGCTAATGATATTGAAGCTGGTACGCTTAGTGTAGATAGATTAGCGGGATTGAGTAGCATTGCGACATCATCTGTCTTATACACTTATTCATCAAGTACACTAACAACTGGTGATACTGCAACACTTACACTTTCTAATATAAGGTCGGGGTCTAAAATTCTTGCAGGTTTCTCAGGGCAATGTGAAGCAACAAGTGCTACTGACACTAATGAATTTATCTATGTGCCAAAGTTGACTGTCGGCGCTACAACTATTGACTTGGGTGTTGCTCGCGATAAATTTTACGCAAACCCTGTAACGGGAATTGTAGGAACTACATCCACCACCACCAGTATAGCAGTTACTTTGGCACATACTTCAAGCAGAAGATTTGAAGTTACTGGAACGCTCTTTATATTAGCAGTAGAGGTTTAATATGTTTTATTTGTATACTGTTAATGAGGGTTTAATTGTAACAAAGTTAGATGAAGATAGTAGCAATGAATTGATTGCTGCTAACAATGGCTCACTAGCGAAAATACAATGTCCAGAGAACCATGAGACTGTAAAGTATATTAAAGTTGTTGACGGTGTGTGTATTGCAGAAACACAAGCTGAAATTGACGGATATTTAATGGATGAATTACGGGCTGAACGTAATCTCAAATTATCTACATCAGATTGGACGCAAGCCTTAGACAGTCCGTTGACAGACGCTAAAAGGGCGGAGTGGCGCACCTACCGCCAAGCATTGCGTGATTTACCCGCAAGCACGACTGACCCTGCAAACCCAATTTGGCCCTCTAAACCTTAAGGTAGATTTATGGAATACGATGTACTTTGGACTGCTG